CAGGTGCTCCCGGAGATCCTGACGCTCTGGGGTGAAAACCTGATCACGGATGTTGAAGCAAAAAAAGGATTAGCAGAAGTGAGCGGGAAATGACCACGCCACTGTTCCTTCTGCGCTGCGTAGAAATTGGGATATCAGTATCAGACCTCGATCTTCTGACCGTAGGTCTGGTACTGGATATCTGGACAGAGAAAACAAACGATGGCGTGAAATATGCCCGGATTGCTGGACAGGAAGATTTCGATAAGTTCTAAAAAGCATTGGAATTTCAGCATGTCAGGAATGCTGACATCTGATTTCATTGAATGCAAGTGCACCTCGCTTTATAATGACTATGGCGTTCGCTAAGCTATAGGCAAGGAGGCGAGAGCATGAATATTGGCGAACAGATCAAAACAAGAAGGATAGAACTTGACATTACCCAACAGGAACTGGCAGACAGATTATGTGTGTCGCGGTCTGCTATATCCAACTGGGAAACAAATAAGAATTATCCGGATCTGCAAATCATTGTTCAAATCTCCGAAGAATTACAGATTTCTTTAGACACACTCTTGAAAGGAGATGCGAACGTGGTAGAAAAAATTGCAAAGGATACAAGCGAAAGCAAAAAGTTAAGAGGAAAAACGAGAAAATTGATTGTCATCATTGTGGCGCTAATCGTAGTGTTGCTGGCTGCTCTATATCTGTTCTTTGGCTGGTCGGGTGAAATAACAAAAGCTGAGCAGGTGAAAGACATGCGAATTGAAGGCAATGAGCTCATTATTGAGGTCGAGACGCCGAATTATTATGGTAAGAGAGCATGGTACTGTGACCTTGATGAAACCGGGACGATAGCAAGAATTACTATAGACTATAATTTCGGCAAGTCGAAAGATGGAAAAGACGTTATTTCTACAATGATTAACACAAACGACGATCTCGATATTTTTTCTAAAGACAGAATGAAGCAGTTGAAAGAAATTCAGATTGTTACTGCAAAAGGCGAAGTTGTAAAGAGTCTTCAGGTAACAGATGACATGCGTGAGTAGTATCAACAACTGAGAATCATATGTTCTTAGAGCATCTCTTCGGAGGTGCTTTTTTCATGCCATTTTTAAGGAGGTGAAGGCCTGTGGCAAACAGGATCAAAGGCATAACAGTCGAGATAGGCGGCGATACCACAGGTCTTGACAAGGCGTTAAAGGGAGTCAACGGGACGATACGTTCCACGCAGAGTTCGCTTCGTGATGTGAACCGTCTGCTGAAACTGGACCCTAAGAACACCACACTGCTTTCGCAGAAACAGAAACTGCTGAAGGAGTCTATAAGTGCTACAAAGGAGAAACTGGAAGGCCTGAAAGAGGCGCAGGTACAGGCAAAGCAGCAACTTGAAAACGGCGAACTGGGGCAGGATAAGTACGATGCCCTTCAGCGTGAGATCGCAGAAACCGAAGCGGAACTGAAACGCCTGGAGAAAGAGGCGCAGACGGCAGAGAGCAGACTGACAAAGCTTGCTGATGTCGGCGGCAAGATGCAAAAGGCCGGTGACACCATTTCCGGTGCAGGTAAGAAGCTGCTGCCGGTGTCTGGTGCTGTAGCCGGGCTCGGAGCAATCTCCGTAAAGACCGCCGCAGACTTCGACAAATCCATGAGCAAGGTGGCTGCCGTGTCCGGCGCAACCGGTGAGGACTTTGATAAGCTGCGTGCCAAAGCCCGGGAGATGGGATCCAAGACGAAGTTCTCGGCATCGGAGGCGGCCGAGGCCATGAACTATATGGCGATGGCAGGCTGGAAGACAGAGGATATGCTCTCCGGTGTCGAGGGCATTATGAACCTTGCAGCGGCATCCGGCGAAGACCTGGCCACGACTTCAGATATCGTGACGGATGCGCTGACGGCATTCGGTCTGTCTGCGGAGGACTCCGGCCACTTTGCCGACGTCCTTGCTGCGGCATCCAGCAATGCCAATACGAATGTGTCCATGCTCGGCGAGTCCTTCAAATATGCCGCTCCGGTTGCAGGCTCACTCGGAATCTCTGCTGAGGACACATCGGTTGCGCTTGGTCTGATGGCGAATGCCGGAATCAAGGCATCTCAGTCCGGTACGGCTCTCCGTACTGGTCTTACAAACCTTGCCAAGCCTACCAAGCAGATGCAGTCCTTCATGGACAAATACAATATTGCTCTTGTGGAAAATGACGACGGCTCCATCAATCTCAGAGAGACCATGATCTCCCTTCGTGACAAGATGGGCGGTCTTTCGGAATCTGAGCAGGCTGCAGCTGCATCAGCCATCTTCGGAAAGAACTCGATGGCAGGCTGGCTCGCGATTATCAATGCATCGGATTCGGATTTCAACAAGCTGACCGGAGCGATTGATAACTGTGACGGTACTGCGCTCAGCATGGCTGAAACCATGCAGGACAACCTCATGGGACAAATCACGATCCTGAAGAGCCAGCTGCAGGAGCTTGCCATATCCTTTGGTGATGCGCTGATGCCGATGATCCGGAGAGTCGTGTCCGCGATTCAGGGCTTTGTCGATAAGCTCAATAACATGAGCGAGGGACAGCGCCGGGCGATCCTTATCGTTGGCGGCTTTATCGCTGCCCTTGCACCGATGCTGATAATCATAGGGACAGTGATATCGAAAGTAGGAATCGCCATACAGGGCTTTGCCAAGTTCGGCGGTGCCTTATCCAAGCTGTCCGGAGCGGTCAGCAAAGCCGGAGGCATGACGAGCATCCTGTCAAAGGCGATCGGCTTCCTGACATCCCCTATCGGCATTGTGATCGCGATTGTGGCAGTCCTCGTGGCTGCCTTTATTCATCTTTGGCGTACTAACGAGAAGTTCCGAAACTCCATGATCAAGATCTGGAACGGGATCAAGAACACCATCGGAAAGTTTGTCTCCGAGGTCAAGTCGCGGTTTGACAGCCTCGGTATCGACTTTGGAAAGATCGCAGCTACCATGAAAAAGATCTGGGAGGGCTTCTGCCAGATCCTCGCTCCGATTTTTGAAGGAGCATTCAAGATCATCGCTGCCGTGCTGAAAACGGTACTGGATGTGATCATCGGCGTGCTCGATATCTTTATCGGCATCTTCACCGGTGACTGGAAGAAGGTCTGGCAGGGTGTGAAACGAATCTTCTCCGCCGTATGGACTGGGATTAAGAGCGTTCTCTCTGCAGCCCTGAATACGATAAAGAATGTGACAAATACCGTGCTGAGCTGGTTTGGCACCAACTGGAAGAAGATCTGGAATGGAATCAAGAGCTTCACATCAGGCCTTTGGAACGGACTCAAGTCACTGGCAGCTAAAGTGTTCAATGTAATAAAGACTGCAATACTGACGCCGATCCGGGCAGTGAAAAGCGGCCTCTCGTCCCTATGGAACGGAATCAAGAGCACCGCTTCTTCTGTATGGAGGAGCATCAAATCCACGGCCAGCTCTATCTGGAACAGCATCAAGACTGCCGTAACCTCGCCTGTGCAGGCAATCAAATCCACGCTTTCATCTGCGTGGGGCAGCATTAAGTCTGCAGCGAGCTCGGCGTGGTCAAATATCAAGAATGCCATGATCTCACCGATCAATTCCGCAAAGTCTACGATCAGCGGAATCATCAGCAAGATCAAAGGCTTCTTCCCTCTTTCCATCGGCAGGATCTTCAGCAACCTGAAGCTGCCGCATATCAGTGTGTCCGGTGGTAAGGCACCGTTCGGCATCGGAGGCAAAGGCTCCCTGCCTTCCTTCAGTGTCAGCTGGTATGCAAAGGCTATGGAAAAAGGAATGATCCTGAATAGCCCGACGATCTTTGGCATGAAGAACGGATCGCTGCTTGGCGGCGGTGAAGTCGGATCGGAAACAGTGGTCGGAACGGACTCGCTGATGAATATGATCACATCGGCAGTATCCGGTGTCGGTGATGAAATTGTCGCAGCCCTGCTCTCCGCAGGAAAGACCGGTCATTCCGGTGATGTAAACATCAATGTGGAGGTCTCCGGCGCTGAGAATCCGGAGGAATGGGCTCGCAAGTTCGTGAAACAGATGAGACTGGAAATGAGGACGGTGTGATATGGGAAAGAAAACAAGTAAAAAGCCGAAAGGCCTATCTATAGCAAGGAACAATATGAAGTTCGCCTGCTCTTGGAAGAAAGGCGAAGCATACAGTGACAAGCAGCAGTTTTCCTATCTGGTCAACCGTGCCGGGAAATCAGACAAATGGACAACCGCAGTCAACATCGGCAAGGCTGTAACCAGCAAGTCGGTGTCCCTGTCACTGTCAAACT